AAGGCAGACATCAGATGTTATGGAATGTGTTACCTTAAGAATAGACGATCAGGGTTCTCTTTCATGGCATCGGGTGAGGTGGTCAACTTGGCAACTATATCCAGTGATTCCAGGTATGGTATCTTGTCCAAGTCCGGTCCTGACGCTAAGAAGATGTTTACAGACAAAGTCGTGCCCATATCCGTCAACTACCCCTTCTTCTTTAAACCGATCCAAGACGGTATGGATAGACCAAAAACAGAAATTGCGTTTAGGGTCCCAGCATCAAAGCTTACCAGACGGAGTATCACGAGCACAGACAAACCAGAAGATTTACAAGGCTTGGACACAACCATCGATTGGAAGAACACCGGTGACAACTCCTACGATGGGGAGAAACTCAAACTTCTCGTACACGACGAATCAGGGAAATGGGAGAGGCCAAACAATATCCTCAACAACTGGCGGGTCACGAAAACAACCTTAAGATTAGGTAGTAGAATAATCGGTAAGTGTATGATGGGTAGTACCTCTAACGCTTTAGATAAAGGTGGAGAGAACTTCAAGAAGTTATACAAAAGCTCAGATGTAACAAAGAGAAATAAAAACGGTCAGACTGGTTCTGGTTTATATTCTTTGTTCATACCAATGGAGTGGAACTACGAGGGTTTCATAGACAGATTTGGGCAACCAGTATTTGATACACCGGAAGAAGAAACTAAAGGTCCTTTCGGTGAATACATAGACATTGGCATATTAGAGCATTGGCAGAATGAAGTTGATGGTTTAAAAAGTGATGGTGATGCTTTAAATGAGTTTTACAGACAGTTTCCTAGAACAGAGGAACATGCATTTAGAGATGAAACTAAGAATAGTATATTTAACTTACAAAAAATATACGAGCAAGTAGATTATAATGAAGATATATCAACTTCTTCAGGTGTTAACACTGGTAGTTTTCAGTGGGTTAATGGAATTAAAGATTCTAAAGTAATATTTTATCCAGATCAAAAAGGAAGATTTAATATCACATGGACACCTGAGATTAATATACAAAATAATGTTATTATAAAAAATGGCGTTAAATATCCCGGTAATGAACACATGGGTGCTTTTGGTTGTGATAGTTATGATATATCTGGTACAGTTGACGGACAAGGTTCAAAAGGTGCATTACATGGTTTAACTAAATTTTCTATGGAAAATTGTCCACCTAATCAATTTTTCTTAGAATATGTCGCAAGACCACAAACAGCTGAAATATTTTTTGAAGATATGTTGATGGCATTAGTGTTTTATGGAATGCCAATATTGTGTGAAAATAATAAACCTAGATTATTATATTACTTGAGAAGGAGAGGTTATAGGGGATTCTCAATGAATCGACCTGATAAAGTTTGGAATAAACTATCAACAACAGAAAAGGAAATTGGAGGAATACCCAATTCTAGTGAGGATATTAAACAAGCTCACGCCGCAGCTATTGAAATGTATATACAGGATCACGTAGGGATAAAACCAGATAGCACACACGGTAGTATGTATTTTAATCAAACGTTAAATGATTGGTCAAGATTTGATATTAACAAAAGAACAAAGTTTGATGCAACTATTAGTTCTGGTTTAGCAATAATGGCATGTAATAGACATTTATATAAACCAAATGCTAATATAAAAAAAGAAAAAATAAATTTAAAATTTGCTAAGTATGCAAATACTGGAGCAATATCACGAATAATGGAATAAATATGACGGAACAAGTATTAAAAGGCAGTTTTCCAAGTCAGGTAGCTAGCGATATAACAAAAGCAAGTAATGAATACGGTTTAGAAGTCGCTAAAGCTATTGAGGCTGAATGGTTTGGTAGAGACGGATCTATGAATAGATTTAATGTAAACCAAGCAGAATTTCATAGATTAAGACTATATTCTAGAGGAGAACAGGGGATTCAAAAATATAAAGATGAACTTTCAATTAATGGAGATTTATCATTTTTAAATCTTGATTGGAAACCAGTTCCTATAATTCCAAAATTTGTTGATATTGTAGTTAATGGTATAGCAGAGAGAGCATATGATGTAAAAGCATATTCACAAGATCCATATGGAGTTAGTAAAAGAACTGAATATATGGAATCAATCATGCGAGACATGCTAACCCAAGATTTAAACAAGTATGCACAAGATGAATTTGGTGTTGATTTGTGGGAAAGTGATCCAGAAAAATTACCGGGTGATGAAGATGAATTAGCCGTTCACATGCAATTAACATATAAACAATCTATTGAAATAGCAGAAGAACAAGCTATAAATGTAATCCTTGCTGGTAATAAATACGATCACATTAAAAAAAGAGTTTATCAAGATTTAACAGTTATTGGAATTGGTGCTGTAAAAAATAATTTTTCAAAAGCAACAGGAGCTACAATAGAATATGTTGATCCATCTAATTTAGTATGGTCACATACTGAATCACCTTATTTTGATGATATATATTATATTGGTGAAATAAAAAATATTCCAGTTAATGAATTAAAAAAACAATTTCCAGACTTATCAGAAGAAGATTTATTGGAAATACAAAAACAAGGTATACATGATTCATATAATCATAGAGGTGGAATATCAAAAAAATATTTAGATAACAATATTGTTCAAGTTCTTTATTTTAATTATAAAACCTATATGAATGAGGTTTATAAAATTAAAGAAACACCAATGGGTGGATCAAAAATATTGATGAAAGATGACTCGTTTAATCCTCCTTTAGAAGTTCATGATCGTTTTGGAAAATTATCAAGATCAGTTGAAGTTCTATACGAAGGTGCTTTGATAGTAGGTACTAAAAAACTCATTAAGTGGGAAATGGCGAAAAACATGATGCGTCCAAAAAGTGATTATACAAAAGTAAAAATGAACTATTCACTTTGTGCACCTAGAATATACAAAGGAAAAATAGAATCATTGGTTGGTAGAATAACTGGATTTGCTGATATGATTCAATTAACACACCTTAAGTTACAACAAGTATTAGCAAGAATGGTACCAGATGGTGTCTTTTTAGATGCTGATGGTTTGTCCGAGGTTGATCTTGGAAATGGATCAAATTATAATCCACAAGAAGCATTAAATATGTTCTTCCAAACTGGTAGTGTTATCGGTAGATCATTTACTGGAGATGGAGATGGAAATCCAGGTAAAATACCTATACAAGAAATACAAAGTGGTAGTGGTGGTCAAAAAATACAATCATTAATTCAAGCATATAATTATTATTTACAAATGATGAGGGATGTTACTGGATTAAATGAAGCAAGAGATGCTAGTACACCTAGTGAATATTCGTTAGTTGGTGTTCAAAAACTAGCTGCTGCGAATTCTAATGTTGCAACAAGACATATATTAAATGGTGGATTATTAATAACATCGGATTTATGTGAGTGTTTATCATTACGAGTTGCTGATATATTAGAATACTCACCAACAAGAGAGGCATTTATTCAACAAATTGGTGCTCATAACGTTGGTACTTTAGAAGATTTATCAAGTTTACATTTACACGATTTTGGTATATTTATTGATTTAGCACCAGATGAAGAAGAAAAACAAATGCTTGAAAATAACATACAAGTGGCAATACAAAAAAATGGAATTGATTTAGAGGATGCTATTGATGTTAGAGAAATTAAAAATGTAAAATTAGCAAATCAACTTCTTAAAATCAGAAGAAAAATAAAAGTAGAAAGAGATCAAAAATTCCAACAAGACAATATCAAAGCTCAAGCGGATGCTAATACACAAACGCAAAAAGCTGGTGCTGAAGCAGAAGTAGAAAAACAAAAAGGTATTAACGAGAGTAAGATTGAACTTGAAGAAGCTAAGTCAAAATTAGAACAAGACAAGATGACAAGAGAAGCAAATCTTAAAAAAGAATTAATGAATCATGAGTTTAAACTTGAAATGCAAATAAAAGATAAAGAGTTAGAAGGATTGAAAATGCAAGAAAATATTAGAGAAGACCGTAAAGACGAAAGAACACGAATTCAAGCGTCTCAACAATCTGAACTAATAGATCAAAAAAAGTCAGGTAATCCTCCTAGGAAGTTTGAATCCTCAGGGAACGATATAATGGGAAAAGGAATAGATATATCTGGTTTTTAAAATATGTTTAACAAATAAATAATAATAAAATGGCAATAGTAAAAAATGATTGGACAGCTCATGTAAATGGTTCAGCATATTCAACAGCTAGTTCCGCTGCAATAACTCCAACATCAGGAAATGTTTGGATTGCAATAACGATATTAGGTGCTACTGTATTTGATACTGCTAGTGGTTTAGTTGCAGAAAGTTCAACCACATATGTGAATACAGAAGGTATAGGTGCGGGTGCGGCAGGTTTAGTGGTTGATGGTGTTACGTTTCCAGCAGGAATAACAATTCATGGTCGTTGGACAGAAATAGATGTTCTTAGTGGAACAGTTGTAGCGTACCAAGGAAAATAAGAAATTGTACGAGAGTACATTTATGTTTAATTAATTATATAATATCATATCATGGCAAATACAAAAAAAGAAGACGTAGTTGAAAAAACTGCTGACCAAGCTGTTGAAACAAAGGGTGCAACTGCTGATGGCAAGTTAAAGGTTAAAAAGAAAAAACCTTCACTAAAAACTATGGAAATTACAGATGAACCTCTTAAGGTTGATTTAAGTAAACCAGTAAATACAGATGAAAAACCTGTAGAAGATAAAAAAGAAGAAGAACTTCAAGTTGAAGAAGTTAAAGAAGAGGTTAAA